TTGATAAAAGCCATAATCCTCCATCTCAAAGCTTATTTCAATGCTTCTTTTGGATTCCTTGACATAGGACTTTAAACTGCTTTTTAGTTTGCCTGTATCACTACGCTGACCTAAATTCTTTTTTGCCTCACGAATCACATTGCTTCTGAAGTCATCCAATAGTTCTTGTATGGAATTGAATTCAGCCATTAGCAGATTGTCATATCATTAGGGATTAATACATCAAATGTCATTGTGAAACCTCCCAGCTTATTCTCAAATCTTTCAGTAAATGGTTCACAAGTTGGGGATCCATCAACCTGGAACTTTTCAGTATACAATGTACCTCTTCTCAAAAGCTCATAGCATCTATTCTGAACAGCCAACATGCTGTTTAATACCCAAAGCTCATTGTCATTCCCATCAAATTTATTTGGGCTTTCCTTCTTGGATGTATCAGTTATGTCCATTGCAAGAATAGAAATATTGTATCTGATGACATTCTCCTCAAATGTTGCTGTATTGACAATGATGTGTATTAGGGGAAATATCGTCATTTTATTTAAATCGATGTCAAAAATGTCACCTTGAGTAACGGTGTTAATCATTGGATCACTTTCAAAATGACTTTTAAGCTTGTCTATAATATCAAAATAATTCATCTTCTCATTTGTTGTTTAAGTTCGTTTGCTTCGATTTGGTTTTTTTGTTTCTCGAACGTGAGATAGGTGAGACATTTAGTAAGTCGGTATTTGCTAATCTCATCGAACTTGCACAAATCTCCTTTAGCGATTGCATAGAAGCTATTATACCATCCCCATTGCCTTCCAAAGTTTTCCCTTTCGCTGTACTGTTGGAGTCCATCATCATCGTCAGTTCTTTCTGTAAATAACTGAGAGTAAGTTTTAACAATTCTGCGGCGATGGTCCAAAAAAAAACCGAGCTACTTATTGCCACGTCCAAAGGAGCAAATCTCATCAGCTCTTGCATGTCTTCATTTGGCTCATAGTCCACAATAGTATATTTGTCTTTATGTCTTTCTGCAATAGGTCTATACATTACAGCCATAGCTTTGTGATATGTTTTCCAATTTTGCAAATGATGTTCAAGATCCACATACTCCCCAAACGTTATCTCATCGAGTTTTGGTATAAAGCCAAACTCAATATCTTTAATCTTAAACTGTCTTATCAGCTTGGGCTTCTCACTAAATACCTTTGTAAAATGAGTAATCAATTCATTCAGATGCTTCATCTTAATCTTGCCTACATCTTTTAAGTCTATCCCACAGAATATCTGTATCATTTTTTGAGCAATGAATTCATCATCATTTGATGCTTCTTTTGTCTTAATAAAGTTCTGATACCTTGATAATGGTATTTCACTTAACGATGTTGGGAGTAATAAATCCAGCTTCATATCTATATAACCTTTGTTTTTTTGTTTTGTTAAATCATTAGAGGATTGAATATTCTCCAAAGTTCTTATTCAGTCCTAATGTTTCCATCTCATGATACCGGACAGCATCCAGCCCATGATTGTAATTATCCACAGGCTTATTCAATTGCTTTCCTGTTTTGTCTTTATCCCAACAGTAGCTCCTCAACTCTTTTATTAAGTTGGTGCTTTTAGATGTGACCATATAGCTCTGCCTCTGCATTACATCAATCCCATAGTTGATTGAGTCCTTTCCTTTAGTCACTCCTTTGATAATTTTACCATAGCGTTGTATATCTGCAATAGATTTTGGCTCTGCACTATCAGCGTATATTGGCACATCCTCCGGCAATATCTTTGAGATGTCACTATTGAGCATCCCTGTTTGATACTTTATCTCATCCAGGATCCTATATTCATTGTATTTGTAGACTCCTATTACAGCAGTTGGGTCGTTAGAATATCCAAAGTCAAGTCCAATCCCAATCAATCTTGCTTCATCAGGGATAGAATCAATGATTTTATAGTTGGTAAATACGGCACCTTGCAGTTGCCCGATTTTTCCCTCTCCATAAACAGTCCACCAATTCGCCCAATATGCACTTGTCTTTGCTTTTAAGCGATTCTTTTCTATTTGCTTTACAATCCCCTCATCAAGTCCTTGATTGTCCTTGTAAGTCAAAATTATGAAATCAGCATCTTCATCATCCTTCAGCTCTCTATGCACCCAAAACTCATTGGCTGGGTTGAAATCCAGGAATATCTCTCTCTTTGTTCTTATTGAAAGCTCATTGTAAGCCTCAAAGGTTACATTGTTGCACTCATTGATGTATAAAATATCACGTCTTGCTCCGCGGAGTTTGCTTGAATCATCAGCACTAAAAAATTCTATAAAGGATCCATTGGCAAAAGTATACTTTAGATGACTCTTGTTATACCTCTCATCATGATACCTATTTATCCATCTCATGATTTTCAAGAAATCTCGTAGGCAGCCACGTCTTAAATGGGGAACGCTTTCAGCCACTATGCTTATTTCTAATCCACTCTGACTCGCTGCCTTATGGATAAGGATGGGCAGAATGCCAAACGTCTTCCCAGCCGATGTACCGCCTTGAATAATTTTAATCCTCTTCTTTAGAGCAAGGATTTTATTTATGGCTGTCGTCCTCTCTAACATCAGGGAATAAAGGTTGCTCTATATTTGTCTGCTCTATTTGTTGAATTGGTTGCCCATAGGCTGAATCCATAAGCTTCTGATATGCTTGGGTATCTCCCTCTCTTGCTTTCTTAATTAATGCCAATGTCATCAAGTCCTCTTGGCTCATGCTTTCATTTTCACTTGTCAAAGGATTCTTGAGATCCTGTTCAACTGATAGCCATCTCTTTGCAATGGTGCTTCTGTTCTTGCTTCCCACAGGTCTCCCCTTTGGGTTTCCACTTTCACCTTTTTGGAACATCTTTAAATTCTCTTCATTTGCCATTCTATTTTCTTTTAGGTTGGTTTGTAAAAGGATAATCTTCTTGATAGGAATCCCAAGCTATATTATCCACTCCTTTTGTCTTGAGCAATCTTGGATATAAGTATCTGCTCTTGATGTGATGGTGTAATCTGGCACCATTCTTTTTTTGTTTCTCTGCATGTATAGAGCTTGGAAATTGTATAGGGCATATCATTGCCTTGTTGAGCAGTTTACATTCATTATACAGCTCAGTCAATCCTCCTGGTTGCTTTGCACTTTGAGTTTGTTGTAATACTAAGCCATCCCCTAAACTGCCTGTGAAAAGTCCTTGATTCATGATGCAAACAAATTGACTTGTATCATCATCTCCATATCCTCTCTCTCCTCTATAGATGTACTTAGGTAGCACAAAGGTTGTATTCATCACTTTGTTTCTCAAGAGCTTCTTGTTTTCCCCTCCTATAAAATCCCCTGTTTGAGATATGCCAAAAAGTCCAATCCTCCTTTTTTTCATAAAGATTTTTATTGCCTCAAATGTATTGTATATTTCAGAGTATAATGCTTTCCTTTGATATCTGCCAAACCTTTTTATCTCATAGTTGCTGGTATCATCATCTTGCACCATATAAAACGATATGCCTAATTCTTTGGCTTTGTCATAGAACATATTCCTTGCTTGTCCAGCACTCCTCCTGGATGTGCTTGGTCTATGAACATAGTCATATTTTTCTCTTGCTTCTTGCATATCAAAAACATGGAGATAGAACTTTACTCTTTCAGCTTCATCATGATACTCCAAAATATCATCAGCTTCAGAGTCAATAAATACATGAATCTTTTTAGGATCCCATCCAATGCCAACAAAATAACGTACAGTTTTAAGATTCTTTGCCCTGTGATATGATGGAATAAATATATCAATCATTGTTCCATCCTTGTAGTAAGCCATGAATTTGCAGTATATCATCCTCAATAAAGCCGTCTAAGCCGCCATCACATAAAACAAGTCTTAGCCTTTCAATGACTTTTTTCTCTTCCTCTGATGCGTTAAAATAATAATAGTTAGCTACGCTCTCAAAATCTATCTTGAGAAATCTATATGCAAACATCTTCATCATCTCTTTCATCTCCATTTTTAGATTGCTCTCATTGATAAAAGCAACCTTACTGTCAAACATTTGAGTATTGATGCAATCAGATAGCTTGATGTTTGGAAGTTTTTTAGGTTGGTAATAGACATCCTCAAATTCTAATTGTGATAGCTTTTCAGTTTCACTCTCCATTGGCACATTCAAACCATATCTATTCAAGTCCTCTGCATCAAATTCATTTGCCAAAGCATCCCAATCCCATTCCCCTGAACTTAGATTATCCTTAATGATAAATTCTCGTTGTTGTTTCTCTGATAATGAACTTGCTTTGATAATGTAAACCTCTTTCAATCCAGCCTCTCTACATGCCCTTAATCTTTGGTTACCTCCAAGCACTATATTGTCATCATTTACAACTATACTTCTAAGCTGTAACATCCAGGGAGCTTCCTTTATGGATCTCACAAGCTTCCGGTAATCATCATTCTTGATTACTCTTGGGTTATTTGGGTTATTTTTTACCTCAGATATGTTGACCTTCTCTATCTTCATTCTGCCTCATAGGTTTCATATACTCTTCTTAGACTTGTATAAACCGTTTTTAAGCAGCTTGAACAGCTTGTTGATGGTTTCCTCCTTCTAAATATTCTGCCGTAGATACTCCTCATCCTTTCTTGCTCACTTGGCTTCAGGTTAGTAGTGTTCTTTTTAAAGTATTTATCAAGGAATTGATATTCATCTTCCTGTAGGCAATCAGGCTTCTTGTCATTTCTAAAAACCCGGTTAAGTTTCTCCTTGCGTTTATCACATCCACAGTCTTCCCCCAATATAAATTTTGCGACCTTTGCTACTCCTGTTTTTTCCAGCACTTCCTCAACAATATCACCCACTCCCTTTGATTGAGTTTTTTTAGGTTTTAGTTTTGTAGCTGTTTTTTTAGTTGTTTTTTTAGCTGTCATTTTTGTCATTTTTAGTTTTTATCTGATTCAATAATCCTGTTTAATCTTGCTATCTCTTTGGCTGTTTCAATGTCCTTTGCAAATTGCCCTGTCAATTTACTCTGCAATCTCTTTATCTCTTGCTGAATATCCTTGTCTTTTGATTCCTCCACTTTGTATCCGTGTTCCTCCAACAAGGTTTTTGCTTCCTGGATCCTTCTTTGCTGTTCCCTGTAGTGTTCAAATATTTGATTGTCAATGCTCATGGTTTATGTTTTTATTGTAAATGATTCTCTCTGATAAGCTCAAGTTTTCATATTGATAGAATTGAGATGAGAGCATTTCCTCCTCTGTATAATATGCCTCATCCTTATTGCCCATAACTTGAAGCCTTTGTATAAGAACATACCAGCCATCATCTTGCTCTACTTTCATAACTTGGTTTTATGTTTGTTGTTTTTCTTGTTGACAAAATCTGAATAGTCATCCCCAAGCTCCTCTCTGATTTTATCCTTGCACCGTTTTAATGTATAGAAAATTGTTTGGGTACTGATGTTTGATCCTTGAGATATTGCCCTCATACTGATTGCATCATGTCTATACTTATCTGATATGCCTGTATATAGTTTGAACAGCTCTCTATCAAAGTAAGTCCAGGAACTCATCTCCTCTTCTATTTGCAGTTGCATCTCTTGGGTTTCTTTTGCCTCATAATAGTCATAATTGACAGCAACCTCAATCTCATCAATATTCAGTTTGTTGAATTTGGTTTTTTGCTTGTGGTAATTTAAGAAAATATTCCTCAAGACTAAATACAAGTATTGCATGTTAGGCTTTCCATCTTTGAATACCTTGTCCTCAGTTGCATATTTCATTAGCTTGATGTAAAACTCCTGAACAATATCTTTGGCATAGAATGACTCCCCCATCTTTTGAATGATTTGTATCCACTCATCTTCATTCTCTTGAATTTTCTTAATCCACTCCATTGGTTAGAATCTAATCAAATGTACGGATTATTTTTTAATCCCATAAATCCCACCTTTTTTCCCATAAATCCCACAATCAAAATACAAGGCATAAAAAAAGCCGAACATTTCTGCTCGGCTTGAAGACAATAGAAAAAAATGCGTATGCAACATTTATGGGTTGTCCATTTTGGTTACACTCATGTCCGGACCATGATTGCATTTTCAAACAAATATAATAAAAAAGCCGGACATTTCTATCCGGCTAATTACTAACATTTAACAATCCGTATTAGAACGGAAGATCCTCATTGTTTTTTGGCTTGTGACCATATCCAGCTTCAACCTCTGCTTGATAAGGCTCTGCAAATTTTAAGCCCATGTATTTTTTTCCATCTTTGGATTCATTCAGCCAAGCAGATATCTCCATCTTTTCTCCTTTAATAAAACAAGTTCCTTTGTAATCAGGTTGCTTTTCAGTTTTCTTAAAGTCATTTTTGAATAAGACTCCAGTGTTTTCTTTTTGTTCCATTTCTATTTGTTTTTAATTCTTCTACTGCTTGTATAAATTCTTTTTGCCTTCTTGTATTACAAAATATTCCTTCTTTTTTTAATTCTCTTTTAAATAAACTTATTAAAGATTTTCTCTCTAATTTATCCAAGCAATCCAATTTTATTAATCTACTTGCACAAGTAAAATGAAATCTTAATTCATTTATAAATTGATTAAATGACCAATCACAATAACCCTCTTGTCCTTTTAAAACTTCGTGACAATATTGCCACTTATAAATAGGCATACATTTCAAATAACTTACTGGTATTTCGCATTGTATTTGATGAAATCCCCCATCAAATATTTTCCCCAATTGAATGGTAGTTTTTATTGTGTTCTTTTTTGTCCACTCTGTATATGTTCGACTTAATTTATATAAAACATATTCACTTAACGTCTTACCATGTTTCTTTGCCCTTTGTTTTAAAAGTTTTTTTGTCTCTTTTGTTAATGTTATTGTCAGAGTATCATCCTTTTGTGTTTTCATACAGCTACAGTTTTAAATTCTTCATGCAATAAACTCTCATAATACTCTCTGCACTCCTCTACTCTCTGATATATCTTGTCAACTACCTCTTGGTCATATTCAATCTTAAAGGTTTTGACTCTATGCTCTGCTGGAACTCTCTCAAAGCTATGTTGCCTTTCCACAGTTGCCCTCACAATTGGATTCTCATCAATCTCTTTAAGCTTGTAGTGAACTCTTCTGACCTCATCCTCTACAATATCTTCAGGAGTATCCACTAAACAATACGCAAGGTACGAAATTTTTCTCCCGGTCACAGCCATGTACCCGATTAATTGGTAATAATACTCCTTGTTTGGTATCTCTTTTGTAAACCAATGGTAAGTTGTAGCATCAAAACTGCTCTTAACATCCAGGACAAAGTCCTCATTCAATACATCCGGAGTCCCTGTTAAGAATTCATTCTCAAAAAATTCCTCATTCTTGGTCATTTCTCCCATATCCAAGACCTCTTGAGCAAGTTGAATGCTTTGATCCTCTACAGCTATTCCCTTATCAATGG